TCACCGTTGAAAATCGAGGTGCCGTAGGCAGAAGCGATGGGAAACTGCCGGGTCGCACCAGCGAACGGGAGTCCGCCGATGAGATTGACCGGCTTCAGCCCGTAAGGGGCGTCAACCGTAGGATAAGCCATTTTTAAGCTCCTGAAATATGATTATCGAGTTCCTTTTCCGAACGAAACCGAGGACTTCTTTTCACTGAAAAGAGGCATACGCTCGTCATTCGTCCGCATAAAATTGTTGTCCACGGCTTCCATCTGAGAGGTGTTCTGGTGACGGTAAAACGCGTCACGCTGCTCCATCGTCTCTTTTGGAATCTTGCACAACAGCAGTCCGCCGTTCTCGATGTTTCCCTTGTACCGGCTGTTTGAGTCGGCCAAGTGCATCAATTCGGGGTAATCTTCAGCCTTGCAGGGCTCCCAGCCCTGACGGAAATTTGCAGACACGTTCATGGAGTCCGGGGAACCCATGGTGCTAGTCCGAATCCACCTATGAACCCATCCTTCCCTTGGGGTCGGAGTGGGCAGAAGCTGGGGCGGTGTCCAAGTCTTCTTACGTTGCGCGGTTTCGCGGGATTCAATTTCACGAGCCAGACGATTATCAGACATTGTTGTTCTCCAGTTTCATAAGTTCACGGGCATATTGCTCATTACTCAGGCCGAAGCGTTTTGCCAAGGCAACTTGAGTAGGAGTCAGCCGGATCTGACGAGGCGCGGTAGACCGCGTAGCTGGGGCGACAACAGTACTATTTTTGCGCGAAGCGGGCTTTTCTTCCCGATCCGTGTTCTGAGCCGTCTGCTCATCAGTACCGAAATACTCCGGGAACCGACGACGCATCGTCTTATCGACCTGCCGGTAATAGTCATCCGTACGAGGATCTACTCCCGACTTGACCAACTTCTCATGCAGTCCGAGCGCGAGGGCGGTCATCTCCTCATCTGCACCAAACCACGTATTCTTTTCTCGCCAGCTTTCAGCTTTCGAGTCAGGTTTAGCCGTGGCAGGGGCATATGCCGTCTGTTGTGCCCTTTCTACATCAGAATTATCGTCTTGTAAAGAGGGTCTATACCTTTCGTATTCACGGAGTTTGAGCTTGGCGTCGGTCATCGCCTCCTGTGCGTTGGCGATCAGCTCTGAATCTCCTGCCTCATACGCCTGCTTCAGCTTGTTCTTGGCGGTTTCAACTTCAGTAGTTGCCGCCTTGGTGACTTCGGAGATAAAGACCTTCTCTCCGTCTCCCAGCCGCTGCTTGAGCCGCTTGACCTCATCTGACTGGGTCTGGGCAAACCGCAGGGCCTCTTCACGCTCACGCGAGGCACGCTCCTTCTCACGACGCTCGTCGTGCCAGACTTTCTTCATCTGGGAGAGGCGCTTCTTGACCTTGTCGGAGTACTCCTCAAGATCGTCCTTGTCCAACTCGTCTACGATGTCCTTGGGCAGGGGCGTACGACCACGATCCTCCGGCGGGGTATCGTCTTCAACCACGATATCCAGAGAGTCTTCGGCGGCGTCGCTCTTGGCGGTATTCTGCTCATCAGGGAACTTGAATTTGTCGTTCATGTTTTAGTCCTCATCCTGCGCGTGAAATTCCACGCGGGTCTTGCACGACACCTTCAACAGTGTCATCGTTGATGATTCTCCACTCGGTCCCATGGATCTTCAGGCGGGTGCCTGCATACGCTCGGACGAGGACAAAATCCCCTTCCTTGCACCATGGGCCACTCGGGAACCGGGTAGCGTCCTTGTAAGCGTCAGGCCCAATCTTGGCGACGTAGAGCACCACGGTGGTCAACTCTTCCGTCCGAACGGCGCTTTCTGCCTTCAGGATTCCGCTCTCATACTTCTCTTCGATCTGCGGCACCATGCAGAGAATCCGGTATCCGCTAGGCTCGGGTACCTGTTTGGCCTTCTCAGCAGCCGTTTGCGTCTTATCGACGTTGATATCACTCATCCTCTTCCTCCAGTCGTTTTGCAAGGTCTAACAAAATGTCTTTCGCGTAGTCCAGACCATGGATGACTCCGCAAATTCTGTGATAGTCGTGGAAGTGCTCCAGCTTCCCGTTTGACAGGAAATCCTTAAGCTCCTCCTGCCGCTCGCTGAGTTTGGTCAGCGTGTAGTCGATGGGGTTTTTGTAGCCCACGCATCAACCTCTTTTCGGCCCTGAAGAACGCATCGCCTGATCCCGTGACTTGGCGATATCGACGCCCATGCGAACACCTTCGCCCTCCATCTGCGCCTTGTGCTTCTGGATGTCCACGCCCAGCTTGGTCGCCTCCAACTCCTGACGCCCCATGATCTCCATCTCGCGCAGTCGCAGTTCGTCTTCCTTGGCCGTAGCGTCGATAAGATCCTTCTGCTTCTTGCGGTCCAGTTCGCCCTGCTTGATCTGCAGATCCTGCTGCTGCATCTGAACGAGCGGGTCCTGCGCCTGCTGCTGCGCCTGCTGCGCCTGAGCTTCGGCTTGATCCTTCTGGAGGAGCTTGGCAGCGGCCTTCGCGGCAAGCTGAGAAAGCTGAACCTCGATCTCCGGGGGCAACTGCTTCTCGTCGTCCGTGTCCTCCGGCATGGGGGGCAGGCTGGCACCCAACTGCTTCTCGATCTCCTTGCGATACTGGAACGCCACATGCTCCATGATGTGAGCCATCGCTGCGCCCTGAAGCGCCTGAGCCTGCGGGTTCTGTCCCACCATTGCCATGATCTTCGGGTCCTGCATCGCGGCCATGTGAACCTGAAGATGTGCTTCGTGATCCTGATACATGAACGCCTTGACCGGCTTGCCATTCAGGATGTGCATGTTCTCCGACACCGGATCGACCGGCTTCATGTCATCGATTATGGGTACGATCTTTGCGGCGTTCTTGACGCCGAGAGTCTCGATCATCTGCCTGTGCAAGAAGGGTAGGTCATAGATCTGGGGAGCAGTCTGGGACAACTGCAGAACCGCCTGATACTGGACGACCCGCTGCGACATGGTCGCGGCATTCGGATCTGACACGGGGAGGATATCCACCATGTCGTAGTCGGCCTTCTTGGCCTTCCTGCTGCCAACTTCCGGTTCATACGTATATGACTCCGGGGTGTTGTCACGGATGATCTTGGCGAGGAGCTTGAACTCCTGCTTCATCGTGTAGTGGATGCGGGCCTGCACCGCCGACATGACCTTGAGAACTCGCTCAAGGATGGCCAGCGTCGTCCCCACAGGGGCCTGAGCCGACATGTCAGTCACTTTCAGATCCGCTACAGCCGCGAAGCGGCGTCCATCCTCAATGATCTTGTCCATGAGCATGGACAGAGTCTGGGAGGGCTCTTTGTAGGGGAGTGGCAGGATATTGTCACGGACAGAGCCGCTGGGCAGGTCAACGTCTCGCCATTCACCGGGGGCAATCGGGGTGTCATCCCCCTTGACCCGCATACCCTTGGACTTGAGTCCACCGGGCAGGTTGGAGAGCGTTCCTGAGTCCACCAACTGACGGAGCAGGCTTGTCGCGGCGCGGCTGTGTCCCCCGATGAGGTGGATCAGTCCGTAGTAATAGAAACCAAAGCCGGGGATGTACCCGTAATGCACGAAGTGCTGCCGACGAGCCTTGAGCTTGTCGTCCTCTTCCCAGTTGCGACGCACGGCCAGCACGGTCATGGTCCCGCGCTCGATAGTCACCACGTAGGGCACAGCGATCCCGGTCTCGTGGTTGTCCTCGTCCACGTCCGGATAGTCCTCAAGGTCGAGGTTGACGTGCATCTCAAGGATCTGGAAGCGGTCGTCGGAGGTGGCACTGAAGCCCTGCTCCTTGGCCTTCTGCTTCTCGATGTCGTCCATGACGACCATGGGCTCGCCCAGATCAACGTCCCGATAGAAGCCCGCATACTGGAGCTTGCGCATGTCGTTCTTGGTCTTGCGCATCCGGTGCGTGACCCGCTCTGCAGTCTCGATATTCGCAGCGCCGTAGGGGACGACGATGTCCTCTGCCGGGATGAACGGCGCGGTCTGGCGGTCCATCGAGGGGTCGAAATAGATCTTCTTGAACGCGTTGCCCGAAAGGGCAAGGGAGATGAGCAGACGCTCGTGCTCGGGGCGGTACTCCGGCATCCGCTCGGTCAACTCGTAGTTCATGTCCTCCTGAACGCGTGTCGCTGCGTCTTTCTTCTCAGGGGTCTCCTTGCCGATGATCTTGGCCTTCACCGGCCCTGCGGACGGGAACGTCTCCATGATGGTCTCGGACTGGAACTTGACCGCCGACTCCATCAGCAGGGGGTGGAACACCCCGCAGGCACCGGGCCACGGCTCCGTGCGGTCCTCGTACTTCAAGCCCAGCAACTGCAGGCCCTTCACGTAGGTATCCAGCCAGTCCCGCCGCGAGGTGAGGTCCGTGTCGTAGTCCCCAATCAGGTCTGCCGCGAGGGTGGCTAGCTCCCTCTCGTCCATATACTCCGCGAGGTTGGCATCAAAGTCCTTCGCGCTGGGACGCTTCTTCTCAAGCTCCACGGTAACCCCGTCTGCATTTATGGAGAGCGCCTCCGGATCTTCAACCTGAATCTCGATCTCTGGTTCCTGCGTCGCGCCAAGCCCCATAGGAGCGGCGTAAAGACTTTTATCAACAGCCATCAGAGTATTTTCCTGTATTAATCGGCGGCATCAATAGTACCCCTGTCGCTTGACAGACTTGAAAAACTTAGTCCCTTCCGGTTCGTCAGAGGGTAACCGAATAAAGCCGCCTTGTCTAAATCTGGCAAGGGCAAGAGTCATGCTGTCTACCAAGTCGTCGTTGGTCCCGGACGGGAAGTCATTGCACTCTTCTATTACCTCACGCGCCCAGCGCCGGTCTGGTGCCCAGACGAAGCCTGCAGAGAAC